CTGAACAAAAAAAATTAGTTGAGAAAGTAAAATCAAATTTTTGGATGCCAACCCAGCCCGAAGATTATGAAAAACTTAAACCTGTAATGAAGTTACATAATGGTGAATTGGCAGAAACGTGGAATGCCATTCGTACATTTACTTCCACAATGAAGAATAATTCTAACATTGGTCGTAATTTATTCTATACAGTAGAAGATGAAGTGACCGGTAAATATCTTGGTGTTATCTGTATCTCCTCAGACTTCTTGGACTTGACTCCAAGAGATAAGGCGATTGGTTGGGCTAGAGATGTTAAGACACAACAAGGAATGATTAATCACACCGCAATCGGTTCTACAATCGTTCCATTACAACCTCTTGGTTGGAATTATATGGGTGGCAAATTACTTGCTTTACTTTGCCTTGCTGATACAGTTCAAAAAGATTGGAAAGAAAGATATGGTGATACATTGGTGGGAGTTACTACTACTTCTCTTTATGGCAATACTAAGTCTGGCGGTCTATCTCAATATGATGGATTAGAACATTGGAATAAAATGGGATTCTCCTCAGGTTCTGTGGCATTTGAACCATCACGAGCAACCAAATCAATGTTGTTCGATTGGATTAAAGAAACTGAACCTCGTAAATATTTTGAATGGTGGGCTGCTAAGAATCAACAAGGTCTTCCACTCAAGCGTGACCACAAGAATCGTTCATTAAATTTTGCATACCCTAAACTTGGTATTCCAAAACAATTAATTCGTACTGAACATCAGAGAGGAATTTATTTTGCTCCTCTCTACAATAACACCAACGAATATCTCCGAAAGGAGATTGGTGAATCTGAATTGGTAAAATCATTTGATACCAGTGAAGAAGCTTTGGCAAACATTTGGAAAACAAAATATGCCAAAGGTCGTATATCAATGTTAAAGAAAAAGAATACCGTTTCTTATGAAACTCTCTTTTATGATGACCTGATATACCTGTCTTGGGAAGAAACCAAGACAAAATATCTACCACAAGTTGGCAGATAATCAAGTATACCACACATTTACTTGACAAATACACTACATATTTGATATACTGTGTGAACTTGCTTAAGGCAAGGATTTATTTTTAACTTACTATGGAGTATTACAATGAAATTATCCGCTAAACAAAAAATGTTGGCTACTTTGAAGAAACAAACTGGCTACAACACTTTCACAACCAAACAAGCTCAGGCTCGTTTCGGCATCCAGAATGTTGCTGCTCGTATTGATGAGTTGCGCCAAGAAGGCAATTGCATCTATACCAATAGTCGTAAATTGGAAGATGGCCGTAAAGTTACCTACTACCGTTTAGGTACACCAACTAAAGCAATGGTTCAAGCTGCTTTGCGTGCTGGATATTCTTTCACCGCCTAATGTAGTTTGATGTGAGGGTTCACCGAAAGGTGAGCCCTTTTTTATTATTTTCGGAGCGCAAATGGAAATCCAGATTAAAAAAGAAGATTTACAAAAGAAAAGTTTATTCGTTGCGACACCAATGTATGGTGGCATGAATCATGGCCTGTATATGAAAGCCTGTTTAGATTTACAAGGTCTTTGTGTGCAATATGGCATCCAAATCAAATTCTCATTCCTGTTTAATGAGTCCCTAATTACTCGAGCAAGAAATTATCTCGTTGATGAGTATCTTGCTCGGTCAGAGTGTACCCACTTATTGTTCCTCGATTCAGACATTTCTTTTAATCCACAAGATGTGATTGCTTTGTTAGCTCTCGATAAAGATGTTGCTGGTGGTCCTTATCCTAAGAAGGCAATCAAATGGCGTTCTGTTAAGAAGGCAGTTGAGAAGAATCCTGATATTGATGCACAGACTTTGGAAAAAGTTACTGGTGACTATGTGTTTAATCCTGTTAAGGGTACTGCACAATTCTCCGTTACAGAACCATTAGAAGTTCTAGAAATTGGAACTGGTTTTATGATGGTGAAACGTCAAGTATTTGAAAAGATGGAAAAAGCATATCCAGAGATTCGTTATAAGCCTGACCATGTAGGCCAAGCACACTTTGATGGCACTCGTTACATTCATGCTTATTTTGATACCGTAATTGATACAAAAGATTCTATTACAGGTGGTGGTTCAGATCGTTACCTTTCAGAAGATTATATGTTCTGTCAAATGTGGCGTAAGATTGGTGGAACAATTCACCTTTGCCCTTGGATGAAAACCTCACATATTGGCACATATCATTTCCAAGGAGATATGCCTGCTGTTGCTAATTATGTTGGAGAAATGTAATGGCAGAAGCAACAAAAGGCCGTAAATTTGATGGTGGTAAACTAGAATATGGTTTGTTACCACCACTTGCTTTAAAGTCTGTTGTTGAAGTTTTGACTTTTGGTGCTCAGAAATATGACCGTGATAACTGGCAAGTTGTACCGGAATCAAAGCGTAGGTATTTTGATGCACTACAACGGCATGTATGGGCTTGGAAAGAAGGTGAAAAGTTTGATCCGGAATCTGGACTACACCACTTAGGACATGCTATGTGTTGCCTAATGTTTTTGTATGAACATGATGTAAAGTATTCCAAATATGATGGTGAAGATATTGCCAAAGTGATGGTTGATGAGTTACAATCTAGAAGTAAATTAAATAATGGAGAAGTAAAATGAAGTTATCAAATGAAACACTAACCGTGTTGAAGAATTTTTCTGGTATCAACCAAGGAATTCAATTCAAAAAAGGCAGTAAACTTACCACAGTATCTTCTGGTAAAACTGTATTGGCACAAGCAAATCTTAAAGATGAATTTCCACAAGATTTCTGTGTATATGATTTAAACCAATTCTTGTCAGTTAATTCTTTGTTTAAAGATTCTGCTGAACTCGACTTCGATGATTCTAATGTAATTTTCAAATCTGGTCGTTCTAAAGTTAAGTATCGTATGACTGCCAAGGAAATGATTGTTACTCCACCAGAAAAAGATATTACACTTCCTTCTGTTGATTGTGAATTTAAACTCACACAAGAAGATTATGAGTGGATCATGAAAACTGCTTCTGTTCTTTCTTCACCACATATTGGCATTCAATCTGATGGTGATACAGTTGAAGTTGTTACTTTTGATGCGAATGATAATTCTGCTCACACCAATTCAATTCAAGTTGGTGAAGGTAATGGTAAGAAATATAAGATTGTATTCAAGACAGAGAATATTAAACTTATCCCTGGAACTTATGATGCCAAGATTTCATTCAAAGGCATTGGACATTTCCAAAACACAACAAACGACATCCAATACTGGATCGCCTTTGAATCTAAAGAAACTAAAATCGGAGAATAATTATGATGTTACTTTTTACAGATGCACAAACAGGCAATTCTATTGCCGTTAATCCTAATTTTGTCGTGGTTGTATTTTCAACCAAGAACGATGAAGGTGTCGAAAAGACCGTCATCAATACTACTACAGGAAACGTTTTGGTTAATGAATCTCAAGTGGAAGTTATTGGTCAAATCCAAGGTGAGTTGAAATAATGCCAACCATCCAAACATTATTTGGAACGTTTGATGATAAACAACTTAAAGAATTATTAGGTGCCATTACGGAAATTAATGAGCACCAATACAATATTAAAGTTAAACAAAATCAAATCAAAGAGATTGTTGATGTTACTTTTGACAATCTGAAGATTCCTAAAAAACTTATTAAACGAATGGCAAAGGTTTATTTAAACCAATCTTTACAAGAAGAAGTTGCTGAGTTTAAAGAATTTGAAGCATTATTTGAAGGTATCACGGAAGTTAAGTGATGTATACGGACTTAGGTCCGTATTTTTATTTTATATTATGGGAGTTGTGAATGGAACATTTATTATGGGTCGAGAAATATCGGCCAGCCAAAGTAGAAGATTGTATTCTGCCGGATGCAATCAAAACTACATTCATGGATTATGTCGCTAGAAAAGAAATACCGAATTTATTATTATCAGGTAGTGCCGGCGTTGGCAAGACTACGATTGCAAAAGCTCTCTGTGAAGAAGTTGGCTGCGATTATATTGTTATCAATGGCTCTGATGAGTCTGGTATTGATGTTCTCCGTACTAAAATTAAAAACTATGCTTCATCGGTTTCTCTCGCTGGTGGTCGCAAAGTTGTTATCATTGACGAAGCAGACTATCTAAATCCTAATTCCACACAACCAGCATTGCGTGGTGCAATCGAGGAGTTCTCCTCAAACTGTTCTTTTATATTTACTTGTAACTTTAAGAATCGTATTATTGATCCGATTCATTCTCGTTGTTCGGTCATTGACTTTAAAATCAATGGATCAAAAGCAAAGATGGCAGCTGCCTTCTTTAAACGTGTAGAATGGATTTTAGAACAAGAAGGAGTTACATATGATAAAGAAGTTGTCGCAGCCGTCATCACCAAACATTTTCCAGACAATCGTAGGGTTCTTAATGAACTTCAGCGATATTCTGTTTCAGGTACAATTGACAAAGGTATTCTTGCTAGTGTTGCTGATGTACAACTTGGAACTTTGGTTACGGCATTAAAAGAAAAGGACTTTGCGTCAACTCGTAAATGGGTTACTTCTAATTTGGATAATGATCCAGTTAAGATTTATCGTAAACTCTATGAGGGTTTATATGAAATATTGAAACCACAGTCTGTCCCACAATTGGTTCTCATTCTCGCTAAGTATCAATATCAGGCAGCTTTTGTAGCTGACCATGAGATTAATATGGTTGCCTGTTTGACCGAGATTATGGTGGATTGTGAGTTCAAATGATTACACTAGATAATGTATTTACTGATAACGCTTTACAAACATATATCAAAGAAAAGAATGTTGACCTTTGGTTAAATACCAAATACGAGGGATATACATTCTTATCACCAAAGCAAAAGGGTGAGTTTGGTGAAATGTTTGTAACAAAATATATGACCAGTAAAGGTTCTAAAGTTTTACCAAAACAGAATGATGGCCATGATAGAATTATTGATGGTTATAAGACCGAAATTAAATTTAGTCTTTCTAACAAATATCAAAATAAATTGAGAAAAGATTCTTTTTTTATTAACCATGTTTCTATTGGTAAAGATTGGGATAGACTTGTATTTGTCGGTATAAACTATAATGAGTCTGAGTCTAGATTAATCTGGTTTACAAAACAAGATTTTATTGATGGAATCCAAGAACTATTTGACAAGCAACAAGGTGGTAAAAATCTAACGAATGACGATTTAAAATTGTCTGGAAAGATTGATAAATTATTACTACATCCTTTGGTTAAAACTATTGATGGGTGGTATCATGGCTGATTTATTTAAAGAGGTTATACCTTCTATCCTACAGACAAAAAAGAATGTCTTGGTGGATGATTATGATATAAAGGAATATAAGAAACAAGCTTACATGGTCAACAGATCACTCTCCTATCATATGGATTGTGTATTATACGCCAATGAAATGAACATCAATTCAAGTATTGATCCGGATATGCAATACCAGTATCTTCTAAATACGATTAGGTCTATGAAACGGAAATTCCAACCGTGGCAGAAATCAGAGACCGAAAAGGATTTAGAATGTGTTAAGCAATATTTTGGGTACTCCAATGAGAAAGCCAAAGAAGCTTTACGAATTCTTAATGATGAACAACTCGCTGAAATAAAAACAAAAACAGCAAAAGGCGGAGTGACCAAGTAATGATTTCGATTATTGATTTAGTTGAAGTTACATTAGGTGAGAAAGATGATTTCCTAA